CAGAAGGGGGTTTAGATTAGTGCCTGTGTTCTGTTTCTTTCGTGTCAAATGGGAGTCCTTCCACTAAGTTAGCCAGTGGTGATCCTTCCACTAGAATTGATTCAACGCCATTATCTTTTAAGAACCTTACAGCAACCCCAAGGTCATTAGCTTTAGCTTCTCCTGTTTTTATCTTACCTAACAGGTCAAGTGCTACAGCACTATGGAGTTCTTCCATGATATCTTTTGATGCTTTACTCATTTGTTTCTCCCTCTATTCTTCTTCTTTGAGGTAACCCTAAGATTACTTCTGCTGTTGTTGAGAGGATTCCTGTCTTTGTGGTCAACATCCCTCGGATCACCTACTGGTATTTCAAGAGCGTATCTAGCTCTTCCTCTAGCTGCCCTGCGTTTCTTTTGCTCCGGGGTACTCTCGTATTTTGTGTCATACGCCTTCTTCTTGGCAGAAGCTCTCATTAGTCTTTACTGTCTTTGAAGAGCATCCCAATAATTCCAGACCCTGCAATGGTAGCAGCCACGATTTGGTCTGTGAGGGCAGGTTCAATAGTCAAACCTAAGCCCCCAAAGAACATGATGATACCCCTCACGGTACTAGCTTCGCTGAACCTAGCTAATATATATTTAAACATAATAAATTCCTAATATTTGTTGTAAAACTACGACTGCCAAGGCACTAGCTATAGCGCAAAGGCAGACATAAAATGTTATTTCCGAAAGTAAATTAATTACCTTTTTGAAGGTCTTCCAGTTCACGGAGATACCTCTCTACTTTTGCTCTATCTAATGGTGTTCGTTGAGCATCAGGAACGCTTTGGAGGTCAAAGAGGGCATCCTCAATCGACCTTGCTCTCATGTCCACAAAGGCGTTATGTTGTTCAACTCGGAGGTCTTCTAGTTCATTTGCTGAAGCATATCGCCCATCAGCAAAGAGGAGAAGACCCACGCTCATTGTTATAATACTGACAACACTACTCATTATAGTTATGAGGGTTATTGCTGATTTCTCCATAGTTCATATATTCCTCTACGGTATTATTAATGTAGTTTGAGCATAAAAAAGGGGGTATTATTCCCCCTCGGTGTTATTTACTCAAGATAAGTGCCATCGTATCTGTGATACCCAGTTGGCTCATAATCAACATAACCACAGCACCAAATGCCGTAAACTTAATCTGCTGTAAACAAGCGGAAATATCCGATAAAGCCTTGGTCAGGTCATCTGCCGTCCGTTTGACTTCCCGAATCTCTTCAGCGTGTTCGTGTGTTCGCCATTCGAGTTTCGTTAGTCTAGTCTCCATATCTTCCATCCGCTAACCGCATAAGTAAATGCAAGCGACCTGCTTGACTTCGGAGTAAGTAGAGAATGTTACGTTCTCACGGACTTTGGCTACGGTAGTTGAACGGATAATGTCATCACCCTGTTTCTTACCTTTACCTGCAATACTTGAGGTTACTATGAGGTCACCTATTTCTAGGTTGCCACCCTCACCACAGACGTTTACTTGACCCTCGCCAAGAGAGTTCATAGAGATGGAGTCATGGGTGTCAATGTAATGGGCATACTCAGGAGCAATGTCTTGAACCCTTGCCGCAGGGTCTATACCGTCCTCACTATCTATGTAGCTTTCTTCACCCCCAAGAATATATGGGAATTGCTTGGTTGTTAAAGATGTGCCGCTCTCAAAGACCCCTACAACACCTTTCTGGTTGCTTGAAGATGAAATGGACAACTCGGTAATAGTGTTACTAACACCATCCTTAATAGCCACGCCTGTATCTACAAGAATATCACCTACTTCTGGTGTTTCAGCTTTAGCTACCAAACCATCATGACAACCTGTGAATGGGTGGTAACCCCCCGGTGCGTACATATATCCTGATGACTGAATATCCCCATTAGTCCATACCCCAAATGCTGCCCCAGACCAACGACCTGCACAATAGGTGACCACTCTGTTGATTGGGGATATGGTGTGGTCACCAACATCAATACCCTCAAGGTTGCTTATGTAGCTAACACTACCATAAACGGCACTCCCTGCCGCTTCAAGTCCTCCGTTAGCGGCAACAAACGATGCCACTCTACCTATAGCGTTACCGTTTTCCCCTAGCCCAGAGTCATACGAGGTTGCTTGGTTGATAACCCCAAGACCTGCTCTTGCTCCAATAGAACCAATACCTGCTGTAAATAGCGGCCCAGTATTCGTACCTGTAGCAATTAGAGCGTGTGCCGCTTCACTACTAGAGTTAAAAGTACCTGCTGATAATAGGGCATCCTGATATGTTCCCCAAGGCGATAGACCACCCAAAGTGAAACTTGTGCCATTACCATTATCCATACTATTAATCATCTCTGTTGAGATGGCATTAGCGGATAACTGGGTTGATGTAATAGTACCTGTGGCAATCAAATCACCGTTGATACTTACATTACCGTTGCTTATCGTGAATGGTTTCTTGTCAACTCCAGACCCAGATACCACAAAGTTATCTGTGGTAAATTTAATCTGAGAACCCGAACCCCCTCCACCAAGCATTTCAAACCCTGTGACCGTACCGTTAGCATCCAGTTTGATGGAGCGTTTTGCCGCTATACCATTTGTTACGGATGTTGTATCGGTTATTGCCGCATAGTTATCCCCTACTTGACTTGTGAGGGCATTGATTACTGACGCTTGTGAAGTGCCGTCTAAACCTGCTACTGTCTCAGAGAGTGTCGATATGTTAGCGGTAGCTTCACCTACGCTAGTACCTAACGCCCCTACAATTTGCGACACAGCATCGGTACTGGTGGTAAGGGTGCTAAGTCCTTGGCTGAGACTCGCTACTGAGCCTGTTAAACCCCCTGTCGTAGATTGTAGTGCTGTGACGCTGTTACTAAGGGCATCTACCTCTGTGGTTATTGCAGTTGTAGTGGTGTTGGCTAATGCTTCATTATCCCCTACCGTAGTGGTCAGGTTTACAATATCCTGACTCAGCGTCATGTCTGCTAACGCTCTCACATTCTGCTCGGCTTGCAACCCTGTGGCATTAGCACCTATGTTAGCGTACAAATCTGTTACCACACTTGCCGCTATTTCCTCTGCTGTAGCTGTAGCTGATGCTGCTAACACAGCAATGCTTGCTCCTTGGTCTGTTAGCGTAGCGGAGACTGCTGATATTTGGTCATCTTGGACTTGGTTATCAGCATCAATCTTGCTCTCAAGCTGAGTCTTTAGAGTCTCCAAATTCTCTATGGTTGCCCCACTAGCATCAGGGATAGCCGCAATGGCATCCGCAACAAGTTGATTAACCTGTACAGAATCTAGTGAGGGTGTTGAGATGTCAATGAGTGTTTCTGTGCCGTCCTCATTGCTTATGGTTATTATGTTGGTAGTGGCATCAAAGGTTGGCATATCAGACCATGCAGTACTTCCTCCTCCTCCACTACCACCCCCTCCACTAATGGAGTGTTTAACCCCATTAGCGTCACACACATAAAGCGTGTGGGTTTGAGTGTCGAGGATTAATTCACCCTCAACACCATCTGCAAACGAGTTAACCTCAGAGGTTGTTCCTCGTCTTATTTGGAGTGCTACTCCCATCGTAACCTCCTATTTTAAAGTGTCAGTTCCACAGGGTAAGGTGGTAACTCGACTGTTGCTAAGTCGCTAGTGTCAATTGGAAAATCTCTTAGTGCCTGACGATACATCAACACAATTACCACCGTAGATTCCTCTAGTGTCACATCGGATAACACACACCAATCAGTATTCCCTAGTGCTTCATTCCTTGCTTGTCTTAATTCTTCTGTACTTGTATACATCTTGTTTTTTATCCTTATGAATTAGTAGGGGAATTGATTAGAAACATCAATTACCTGCCACGCTGCCCTGCCCTTATTGGTACGCCACATGTGAAGGAAGTGCTTATGATTGGTCAACGGAAATAGTTTCTGATAACTAGACCACCCTACTTTCAAAATCTGAGTTGATGTTGGCAGAATTTCTGTCCATACATAAGTGGTGGGGTTAATGCTCCACTTCTGAAGTGTGGCAACATTGGAGCTGTTGCTACCTAATGAGTACCAAGTATCAGGTTCACCATGTGCAGGAACAACATAGGATGGTGCGAACGCATCGTTTGCGTTAGTACCGAAAGGGGGCGGCGCTGCGGTGATTTCCGTTCTACTGGAAGCGCTTGTATATAAATATGTCCGACTACCATGCCATACAATGGTTTTACCAATACTAAGACTAACCATCGGAGAGTTAGAACTAGAATATAGGACGTCCCAGTTTTGCCCACTATTGTGGTCAGTAGACCCACCACCTGTATCAAACACCCTAGCTATAATATCGTTGCTACTATTTCGGAAATGCGTCACACCAACCAAGGCAGTATTACCAAGTTCAGAGTTATATTGTAAGTGATGCACATGGGACGGAGATGTTGAAGTGTTTGCACTTGGGTTCTGAACACTTGTGGACATTCCGCTATCGAAATTAAGAGAGTGAATTCGTGTTTTACTATCCCCATTAGCATAACCTGAATGACACCCTTTCCACCCTGTACTTGCGGAATTTGTTACACCCCTAAAGTGACCGTTGTGGTTGTGGATACCACTATAAATGTCAGTACCACTATCCCAGAAGTTAGATGCTGTGTTGTTAGAGTTTAACTCCCCATGACCATATCCCATGATGTGACCAGAACTTCCCGGCCATGGGATATTGCCGCTATAATGGTATTTACCAGACTTATCATCGGTTATAATAGAACAGGTGGAGAAATCAGACTGGGAACTACTGTTTGTCCACATAATAGCGGGAGTACCTGCGGTATACGCATAACCCTCCGCTTCACTACCTATTTGGAAAGGTAAAATAGTACCTCTACAACCCTGATCACGCTGACCCCCTTGAACTAGAGCAAACTGGTGTTTTCCACCTGACATACCGTTGGTTCTTTGTATTAACCACCCATAGGTATTAGTGTTGGTGTTAGTCCAATTAATACCATCCCACGCTGCGTCATGTTCAGCTAAATAAATTGTACCTGTCGCTAGGGGTGCAGCAAAAGCACCACCACCACCACCACCTGCTTCCAACCAAGCAGCGTTTGAGCCATCGGATACCAAATGGTAGTCTGCTGTAGCCGAAGACTGAGCAGGGAGTGAATCAATGCCTGTTAAAGCTGAACCATCCAAGGCAGGTAAGGTGTTAGAGGGTGCTTTAACTGTATCTGCATCAAATCCCTGTACGGTAGTGCCAATGTCAGCATCTTTTAAGATTGTGGTATCTGCTGATTCATAAGCACCACTTGACGCTACTGCTGCGGTAGCTAGTCCTACAATATCGTTTGTATCTGAGGATGTTAGGATTGTTGAGTCAAAGGGTTGTACTGTGACCCCAATAGAGTCTGTTGAAAGACCCTCTTTACCTAGTGCTTCAACACTCTTACTAAGTAATAGTAAATCTTTGTTATCGGTGTTCGTATCTGCCGCATTTATTTTGTCCGTTAGGACTGTTTCTAAATTGTCTTTATTTATTGCCATTATTTATAGTCCTGCGAGAGTTAATAATTCGTTATCTTCTACTTGGGATATGAGAGCGTTGATGTTCGCTATGCCCATACCATCTAGGGTGTCTTTCAGTTCTTGTGCGGTGCTTGCACTATCTGCGGCATTGCTTGCGCTTTGTGACGCTTCGCCTGCCATGTCAGTTGCCGTACCTGCATTAGTTGCCGCATTTTGAACAGCGAGTAAGTTGGCTGCATCGGATAGAACATCTAAACTTCCGTCAACCACAAGTTGGTTTGCGTTTAGAATAGCTGAAGATAGACCGTTTACAGCCGTAATGGCTTCTATGTTTGCCGGTTTTGCAACAATCTGAATGGTTTCATAACCTTCTGCAACCGTAGTCACATCTGCGTTGATACCTGCGACAGTATCAATGTTCTCTTTGTTAAGCCTTACTGCATTTAGATTCGCTAGATTCTCATAGACATTGTGGATAACAGAGTCACTTCTGGGTGTCGCTGTGGTACTTGTCAAATCCCCAAAGTCAATATGCGTTAGCGCACCATGACCTATGTCATCAGCTACCGTATTGATTTCTGGTAGGTATTCCCCGACTGCATTAAACGCATCTGTAGCTTCATTGAAGTCGTGAATAGCTACATCTTTAGTCTCTTGAGCAAGATTAAACACTTGGTCAAAAGCGGTGTCTAAGTCACCCTCTGTGAGCATCGCCCCCGATTGGAAATCTACCGCTTTATTTTCAGCGTCAGTCTCTCGCCTAATGAGGACTATTGAGTCTGTTGTGGGTGGGGTTGTGAATGTTATTGTGTAGTCACTGCTGAAAGTGTAATCCGTACTCAGAACCTCATCGACATATACTTTGACATCATCTGTGGACATATATGTGAAAGGGAAGGAGAAATTGGAAGACCCGGAAGCGGTGAATTCTACGAAAGAATTTGCCATTTTGTTCCTCGTTATAATTTAATTATTTGATGCTGTTTCTGCAAACCAGTTTGAGGCCTGTTTAAGCCCAAGCATTGTTTGGAAGG